CGGCGGTCGCGGGGATCTGCACGCCCGCGCCGCCGTACAGGGAGACGATGAGCTGGCGCCCGCCTTCGACGAGGTCGACGATCCGCGCGATCGCCGTCGTTGATCTGTCCGACCCGTACCGGGGCGGCAGATCGTCCGGCGTGGAGGCGATTAGGTCCATGACTCGTACTGTCATAGGGTCACCTCCACGTCGGTTTTCTGCGTGCCCTTGTAGGTAAGTGGGACTTCGTATGCGGTGACGAGGCCCCAGAGGGTTTTCGGCTCCGCAGCTAGGACAGGCTGCGTCACGATCTCGATCGGCTGATCGAGGCCGACGCGCGGATCCGGCGCGTGCTCCACAGGCACCTTGACTTTGCGGCGGATCGACTCGGCGAGCATCGCCTCCGCCGTTTTGCGGGCCTGCTCCTGCGAGGTGATGAGCGGCGAGGAGAAGAATCGCGGGACGACACCATAGGGGCCGTCGGTTCTCATTGGGCCGGTCGTCTGATCCGCGACCGCCTGGAACGCCGGCGCGCCCTCGTCGTGTCCGTCCTGGCCGCGCGCGACCACCCGGTTATACACCTTGTCCCGGGATACCTGAGAGGAGACACCGACGACAGTACCGTCCAGGTCATCCGTGAGCCGCAGCTTCGGCGGCGAGACCGGCGGCGAGACCGGCGGGGTCACATACAGGATGCCGTCCCCGCCCTCACGGATCGACGCAGGCCAAGCCTTCGCGATCTCATACACCGCATCGATCCGCGACTCGCCCCAGGTCATCGAGGGACACCAACGGTCAACAAGCCCAGTGTCAATCACGACGCCCATGTGCCCGCCGACCAGCCTGCGAATCTCGCTCGCGAGCGTGCCATTCCACATCGGGGAAAGCGGCGTCGTGAGCCTATCCTCCTCAAGGCGATGCATCAGCGACTTTCCGGTCACCCTCACGGTCGAGGGGCCGGGATCGACCGACGTGATTAGGAAGCGCCCGAGCTGCACATCCCACCAGCCGCCGCCGGGAATCACCGACGCGATAGTCAGCGACACGTGCAGCGTCTGCCCAAAGCAGGCGAGCGGATGCGACGGGTCCGTCGGATCCCAGTCCCGCCAGTCCTCACTCTCACTCGCCGAGCCGACGCGCGGGACCGTGAGCGAGAGCGAGCCCTGCACCTGCTGCGTAGCGTCCCAGGCGACCGAGCCGTCCTCGACGGGTACCTCACCGAGATACTCATCGCCGAGCCACGACTCGACCGTCGCCTGCAGCGTGTACGCAGACGACAGCAGATCGTCAGGGATGCGCGCGTCCGGGCCGGTCAAGCTCATCGCTCCTCCTGCCAGATCGTCCTGTCGAAGCCCTCCCACGTGAGGCGTCGAGCATCGAGCGCCTGCCACGTGAGCGCGCGACCGTCAAAGTCTGTCCACGTCGAGAGCGCAAGGAGCGTCGAGGCCTGCGGCAGCGAGGTGATCGTGCCCTTGATCGCCCAGATGCGCTCTGCGATGTCGACCCGAGCTGCGCGCTCCATCGAGACCGTCGTCGGCGACATGAGCGTCACCAAGTCCACGTCGCACACACCTGCTCTGCACTGCACGCAGTGCTCGGGATTGTGGAAGAGAGCGACTGGGGTCGGCGTTCCCAGCAGGAGCTTGAGCGCAGGCGTGTCCTTGAGATTCGTGCGCGCCGTCAGCGAGACAGTACCTTCGCCCATCGTCGGCGCATACACCATGACCGGCGTTCTACGGCCCGGCACCTCATGCTCGGTGACCCTCATCTTCTTCTCACGCTGATCGGTCCCCTGCCAGAGCAAGTTGACCGGCATTTTGCCCGCCGTGTCCGTCATGAGCGAGAGGCCCTGCCAGCGGCGCACGACAGGCGAGGACTCCACCTCGACGCCCCGAGACGTCGTCAGACGGTACCTAAATTCCGTGTTGATCGGAGCGAGCGAGTCACCGATCACGCGCTGCGCGCCCGTGCCAGTCCACACGCCCGCGCGCGGGATCCATTTGAAGCCCGTCGCAGCGATGCCCTCGACGTAGCAGGCCGTGCCCGCAGGTGCGAGCGCCGCCGGGATCACCAGCTGCACGCGCGGGGCCTGACCGTCCTCGACGATCGCGACCGGCTCGCGCGTCATATCGAGCGCGCCCTCAACCTCACGCGAAGCAGACAGGCCCTTCGTTCCGGTCCACTGGTGGGTGATAGCACGCTGCGAGTAACCGATTCGCTGCTGAGGCGTATCGCCGTCGAAGAAGGTCGCCACATCGGCGACAGCTTCCTCGACGGTCGCCGCAGCGACGATCATGACATCGTCGAGGTGGACCCAGCCGGGCTTGTTGTCGCGAGGCCCCGAGGTGTGAACCTCGAAGCGCACGCGCGCCTGCGTGGCGCCCGTCGGGGCCACGTGGACCCAGGTCGGGCGATCGCCTTCCGCGCTCGACGTCAGCAGCAGCGGCGCAGACGCTACCTGGCTGCGGCCCGCGACCGTCCACTCGACACGGACGGCGAGGCCGATACCCGGACTCGTGCGAACCAGCGCCGACACCGCCAGCGCCTGCCCCGCCGAAACGGGAACCACGCCAGGTGTAGCGACCTGCCCCTGCAGCTGGGCTGGCACGTCGACAGCCAGGTAAGTTGGTGACTGTCGATCGTGCCCGCCCCACGGAGCCGGATCAGACGCGATCCGGAGCGATGACGGCGCATACTTTGCCCACCCATTCGTGCCGTAGGCAAAAGAGGGGTTCGGGCAAAGATTCGTGCGCGCCATTATCGGCTCCTTCCTGCGAGCTGCTTCCTACGAGCGAGGACACCCGCGCTGATGCCCTCAACGTGCGCGCGGAACTGCACGCCGTCATCGAGAATCAGATTCACCTGTGCGCCCTCCAGAGAGACACCCGCACCCGCACCGCTGGCCGCGAGCGCACTGACGTCGGCCCACTGTCGGGCGGTTAGGATCGCTTCGCGCTGGCCGGTTTGATTGACTGCTGCGGTGACTCCGTCGGGGAGCCAGCCGCCCCTGTCGTACTTGCGTGCGCCACCGTACCTGCCGACGCTGGGGGTTCCCCAGATCGCGGTCTTGCGTGCGCTCAGGCCGGGCTTGGGTTCTTCGATCATCTGCCCGTTGCCGGCGTAGACGGCGACGTGCCAGGCGGGGGATCCCCAGTAGAGGAGGTCGCCGGGTGTGGCTGATCCCCATGGGATCGGGGTCGAGCCGGACTGGTATCCGGCTGCTGTGAGGCGAGGCCAGCCAAGGCCGAGCTGTTGTGCTGCCCAGTAGACGAGGCCGGAGCAGTCGAGGCCTGGCGGGATTGCCGAGCCGCCCCAGACGTAAGGCACGCCCATTAGAACGGCCTTCATGGCTGCGCCGACGAGGCCCGCGCCGCCCGAGAGGCCGGACTCGTTCACCTTCGAGGTGAACATGCTTTTCAGGCCGTCGAACAGCATCGGCGGGATGCCGTAGGCCACGCTCTCCCAGAAGCTGCCGTCCTTGGGGGAGAGCAGATCGCGGGCCGGCTTGAGGACCAGGTTTGCGATTGCGGCGGCTGGGTCGGTGACGATCTCTGCGACTGCCTCGGTCGTGTCTTTGATCCAGTCCAGGGCGCCGGAGAAGCCACCCTTGACGGCGTTCCAGACGCCACCGTTCGCGAAGGCGACCTCGCCGCGGCGGCGTCCGGTCTCTCCGACGGTCGCGAGGCCGGAGCCGCGCGAGGCGTTGACCCTGTCGAGCCAGGGCTTCCCGCCGAGAGCGCGCAGCGCGTCGGGGCGGATGATTCCCTCACCGCCAGACAGGCGCAGCGCGCCGCCCCCGTCCGGCGAGTAGAAGTGATAGATGTCCTTGCCTGGCGAGTAGCCCGGCGTCATCGTGGAGAAAACGCCTCCGGTCGCATAAGCCGGGATAGCCTTCACGTCGGGGAGGCGGACGGAGAGGCCGACCTTCGCGGCGATCGTATCGAAAGCGGCCTTAATTCCGTCGCGGTACACCGTCGTGATGACGAAGTTGACGGGCTTTGCGGCTGCGCCCTTGATCTTCTCGAACACCGTCTCGACCGACTGGCGGAAAGACTCGAAGCTCTCCTTCACGCCACCGATCGCGCTCTTGATCGCCGGAAAGACGACGTCGATCAGGACGGATGAGGCCGTCTGCACCGCCGACGATATTTTGTCCCAGACCGGCTTGATGACTGAGTCATACAGCCAGGTGAAGGTCGGGCCGAGCGTCGAGGAGATCGCACTACCAATCGCAGAGAAGATCGGGGACAGGATGCCCCAGACCGTCTGAATCGCAGACGAGATCCCATTCCAGGCCGTCACGACCGTTGTCCACAGCCCCTCGAAAGCCAGGCCGATAGTGCCCGAAACGACCGTCACGAGCAGGTCGAAAAGCGGATACAGAACGTTATCCCACACTGCGAGGATGAACGTTGACACATTCGTCCAGACTGGCTCAACAACGTCCTGCCAGAAGCTCCACAGCGCGGGCATGAGCGTGTCACGGAAGAAACCCGCGAGCGCCTGCATAGCCGGGTAGATGACTGCCCATGCTGACTGGACTGCCGAGGCGAAGCCCTCCCACAGCGGCTTGACCACGTTCTCCCAGAGGGTCTTGAGGACAGGCCAGATGACCCGGGAGACTATCGTCCACAGGGCCATGAGGGTAGGTCGGATGATTGCGGTCCAGGCGAGCGCGAGCCCCGAGCCGATCCCCTCAAACAGGGGCTGCAACACGGTCGACCAGAAGTTCTGGAGGCCCGGCCACAGCGTTCCGCTGATCCAGTCCCACGCCGCCTCAAGGGAGGGCTTGATCTGGTCCGTCCACGCCGTGTAGGAGATCTCGCCGACCGCGAGGAGCGCGTCCCTCAGCGTAAAGAAGAAGTCGACGAGCGCCGAGTCCTCCTCAAGGCCGAAGAGATTACCGTCGTAGTCTCCGGTCGTGAGGATGCCCCAGGCCGACTCGATACCCGGGATGAGGGTGTTCTTCGTGTAGTCGACGAAGGCATCGATTACCGGCGTAACGTTGTTCGTCCAGAACTCCGCGATACCCGCACCCAGCGAGTTGATCGCGTTCGCCACGTCCTCGTTGGTGTTATACAGGTAAATGAGTCCTGCTACGAGTGCGCCGATAGCCACGACAGCAAGCCCGATGGGGTTCGCAGCCATAGCGGCGTTGAGCCCCTCCTGCACGAGCGTCGTGTTCTTGATCCACTCGATGACTGTCGTGAGCACCGAGAAGCCCCAGTATGCGGCGACCGCGATCCCGATCCCCTCACCCAGGGCGACCAGCAGGTCTTTGTGCTCGCTGATCCACCCGAAAGCGTTCGAGAACATATCGGCGAGCCAGCCCATGAAGTCCGTAATCGTCGGCTTCATGTAGTCAATGAGATCCTTGAAGCCTCCCATGAGGGTTGCCTGGAGGTTTCCGGCGGCGTTCTCGATGCGGCTCGTGTCGCGGGCGGCGTTCGCCGCGACCTCATCGAAGCCGAGGCTCAGCAGCGCTTCGTTGAATTCTTCTGCGCTGATCTGGCCCTGGGCCATAGCGTCCCTGAAATTCCCGGTATAGGCGCCCGCGTCGAGGAGCGCCTTCTGGATCTTTCCACTGGCACCAGGGATCGCATTTGCGATCTGGTTCCAGTCTTGGGTTGCCAACTTGCCGGCGCCGTTGACCTGCACGAGCGCTAAGCCAACCTGCTTGTAGGTCTCCGCAGAGCCTCCCGCGACGGCGTTCAGGTTGCCCGCCGCTTCTGCGAGCTTGTCGAAGCCCTCAACGTTATTCGCTGCGAGCTGCGACGTGATGCCCTGAATATCCGACAGGTCATACACCGTTTCATCGGCATATTTCTGCGCGGCGGCGCCCAGCTCCTCGATCCGATCCGGATCAATCCCCGCAAACTTCAAGGTGTCCGCGAATTTCTGGGTCGCGTCGGATGCAGCGATAGCCTCGGAGACGAAGCCGCCGATTCCGACGGCTGCGGCCATTGCTGCCAGAGGCGCGATCGCGCTCTGCGCGAAGCCAGCCATAGAGGAGAAGCCTGAGCCCGCCTCGCGCGTGCCCCTCGCGGCCTTCTCCGCCGCCTGCGCGGCCTCGTCGAGGTCACGCGTTGCCGACTCGATAGGCCCGCGACTGCGTCCCGCCTCGGCGCCCATCGTCGTAAAGCTCCGGCCCGCGCCCTCTGCGGCCTTCTGCATGCCCCCTGTCGAGGCCTGCATGCTCTTCGCCATTTTGTCGACGCTGTTTTTCGCCTCAGTCGCGGCAGCATCGATAGGCTGACTGATGCTCTTTGCAACCTGTGCGCCGCTGGAGCCGACGCCAGAGCGTATGCTGTTCGCGAGATCCTTACCGGCGTTCTGCCCGATGTTCGGTATCTGCGCTTTGGCGTCGGCCTCAACGGTCTTGAAAAAGCCCTTCATGGAGGGAACCACGTCGACGTAGAGCGTGCCTGCTTTGTAGACTCCAGCCATTCCGGGGTTCCTCTCTTTGATTATTCTTCGCTGTCCTCCCAGTTCGGGAGGAGGGCCTTCATCGCTTCATCTCGGAAGTCGTGAAGGTGGTCGGTGCGCGCGTCCTCGAGTGCCAGCTCGACCGCCGAGACCGGACGCGGATACGGTTCCTTATGGCCGAGTGCGCCAGCCACAAGATCGAAGATGTCCTGCAGGACGCGCACGACGGGCGTCTGCTCACGCATCCGCGCCTCGGTGTCGTCGGCGGTCGCTTCGGTCTCGGCGACGGTGCGCGCGGTCTCCTCGAAACGCTCGGGGTCGTTGAGAATCGCGACGGTCGTCCTGCTCGTCGCAGGGAGCCCGTCGATGAGCATGAGCAGGAAGCGCCAGCGGCGGGCACGGAACAGGGCCGGGACATCCCAGCCCTGCTCCGCTAAGTCACACGTGATCTGCCTCTCGTATCGGCTTAGCCGATCGTAGAGGCGCCACCTTCCCCCATATCTCCCATCGCTGCGTTGTAGTGCGCGGAGGCCTGACGCAGCAGCAAAGTGAGCTTGCGGAAGCTGAGCTTGCTGATGAGCATCTCAGCATCTTCCTCGGGAAGCCAACGACGCATAACCGCGACCGGCGAGCGGCTCTCGACCATATCCGAGAGGAACTTCTCTGCTTCTTCGGTCGAGAGCCCCATCGGGTCCGGGAAGGTAATGACCGTATGCCCGATCCCGAAAGTGAACGGCTCGGGCGTCACAGACTTCTCGATCTTCTCGAGCTCGTTGAACGTGAACGTGGGCTTGATGGTGTCAGTCATGATGATCTCCTAGTTATTTGTCTGACGGCTGGTTACTTGTTGAAGGTGGGAGGCGCGGGCAGCGTCGGCTTCTCGTCGCCCTTGGTGTCGTCGACGACCTCCCAGCCCTGAGAGATGAGCTGGTTCTGCTCGACCGCAGAGTCGGTCTCGCGCTCCAGCTTGAGCTCGTCGCCGGAGTCGGTCTTGACAGTCTTGATGAACTTCATCTTTGGTCCTATCCGTGAGTTGATCTCCATGCGTGAGGTGTGGACGGGCGGGCCGTGGGGAGATCAACCACGGCCCGCCCGAGACTGAGAACAGGTCAGTTGGCCTGCTCAAAACCGATTGCGTCGCGATGACGGATCGCGCCGCTACCGCCGATGTAGTGGCGGCAAGACGTGCCGGCGGTCTCGTCCATGAAGGCCGCGAACTCGAGGTCGAACTGCATCGCGTCCGACGCGGCCCACTTCTCGTCGGGCAGAGAGGACAGCTTGACGCGCGGGTAGCAGCGACCGATCAGCCACTCGTCGGCGGCGGGTCCGTCAGCCATGACCAGCAGGAGACGATACTCAGCGAGAGCCGGAATCGCGGCCTCGTCGAAGGTGATCTCGCCCGTGGTCTTTGAGGCCTTGGTCTGCGACAGGTCGATACCGTAGACGAGCTGCTGGATCGTCTTGCGGACCGGCTCCAGAACCGTGAGCTTCACCGACTTGGGCGCGCCGGTCAGGTCAGACCGGACCGCTTCCGCATATCCGAGGGCTTCGACCTCTTCGTTCTTCGCGTCGGCGGAGAAGGTGATGCCGTCGGTCGTGATGAGTCCAAGGGGTAGGAAGTCCGACGGGATCTCCTTGAGAGCGCCGCCAGCGTCGGTGATTGCCGTCGGGACTGCCGTTGTCATCGGGGCCAGGAATGCGAGTGCGTTCAGGCCCTTTCGCACGTTGGTCGTGCGGTTATGCTTCTTTTTGAGGGCTTCGATGGTGGTCATGCGAGCCTTCCCTTCATGTCAGTTGATGTCATTCTGAGATTGGCCTGTGCGTGACCGTTGCCGTCATATGGACGACCTCGACAGCCTCGAAGTAAGGCTGCACGCCCAGGAGAGAGTCGATCTCTGCCTCATCTGCCCAACCGGACGCGCCGACGATCGGACGGACGGCGAGCGCCGCCTCGATCTGGTCCGCGAGCGCGGCGGCTCCGACTTCGGCTGGTGAGGCCGGGGTCTTTGCGTAGATGGAGACAGAGATCGTGTCGGCTCGGTCGTATTCGCCAGGGTCGGCATTTACGAGCGAGACGTGTGCGAGTGGAAGCGGCCCGTCGGTGAAGCCGGGCTGCAGGACTCGTGCGGTCGGGATGCCGGTCGCCGCGGTGATTGCGTCTCGGATGACCTGGACCGCGTCTGTGTAGGTCACTTGAACCGCCTCCGTTTAGATCTGGTTCCGAGGAGTGCTCGGAGTGTGTGTGCTCCTGGGACCGGCTTCCCGGTTCTGGAGCGGTGGCCGAACTCGACAGCAAGCGCGTGTGGTGCGTCGTTGTAGACGCGTCCAACGTCTCGGACCGGGCCTCCCGGTCTGAGCGGTGCTTTAGTCGTTTCGGCCTTGTATGAGTCGGCGAGGTTGTCGGTGAGGCCTCGCGGGGCGGCTGCGGCGGCAGCGGCCCTGAGCTGTTCGGCTTCCTGGTGGAGTCCGGGTGCGAGGGCGCCGCTTTGTAGGAAGCCCTTGATGCCGGCTGAGTCCCTGCGGAAGTTGTTCCCCATTGGCTCACCTCCGGTTGATGGTGACTGCGACGCCTTTCGGCCAGGGTGACGGCGGGGACTCGACTTGCCAGTGCCCGCCGAGTGGGTGCTCAGCTGGGATTGTGATCTTGTCGCCGACCTCGAAGAGAGCGCCTGGCGGCGCGTACAGCGTTGCTTGTTCGTCGGGCTGTTCAGATGTCTGCGATGTCAGCAGCCCCGGTACCGTGAAGGCTCCCGGGGCGACGAGACAGCCGCCGATCAGGCGCTGGCCGTTTCCTTTGATGAGGTAGCCGTCGGCATCCCGGCGGACCTTCCCCTCAACCTGGACCGGCGTTCTCCATTCCTCCAGCGGTTCGCGGCTCATCCGGTCATCACCCACACATGCCCGGCGCGACGCGGCCTGAACGAGTCCGCGAGCGCCTGGTCGTCAGGGGATAGGAGGGCTTGGCCTCCGATTGCCCAGGAGGCATACTGCCGTGTCTGGGTGAACGGCCCGGTTGTGTCCGTGGCCTGTGTGGCTCCGTGCGCTGCGGCGGCGTCGATCGACATGATGCGACGCGCGCTGTCGGCGAGTTGGAGTCGGACGGCGGCGGGGACTTCAGCGAGCCCTGCGGAGTAGGTGACGACGAGGAAGTCGGACGCTGGTATATCGACCTGGACGAAGCCGTGCCGAAGTTGCCAGGCGACCGGCGTTCCGTCGTCTGTGGTCACCGAGTGGACGGCGATGAGCGGTGTGCGAGTCGGGAAGAGGCGACCGCCGCCGTCGACCTTGAGTCGGTGCGTGTACTGCTCGACGGTGAAGGTCTGGCGGGCTCGGTCTCGGAAAGCTGCTGAGAGCTTATCGAGGACGAACTCCGCGCGGCGCTTCTCCGTCTCATTGAGGTCGCGGCCTAGGGCTGCTTCCAGGTCCGAGACGGTCGCGAGCGGTAGGGCGGCGGCGGTCATCTCTCCTCCTACTTCTTGGTCTTGGCCGGCTCGGTCTCCGGTTCCTCGACGCCCTCGACGTCCTCGACAGGCTCGATGCCGTCTGCAGCGTCGACAGGCTCGACGATGCCGGCGGTAATCATCGCTGTCGCGACCTGCTCCTCGACCTCGATCTCAAGGCCGTTGGTTCCACGGACGAGCATCAGGCCCCCTTAAAGACCTGGACGGCGGTCGGGCGCAGCACCTTGCCGCCGTAAACGTGCAGACCACGGACGCGGTCGGCGAAGGTGTTCTCCGCGCGCATGCTCTCGACCTCGGAGATCTGAGAGACATAGGCGACCGAGGGCTTGTGCAGGCCGATTGCCATCGGCTTAGTGTTGTCCATCCACGGGGACACGACGACGTCGAAGCCGAGGAGGCGACCGATGATCGCTTCGCGCAGACCGTCGGTGGTGTTGGCCTTGTCGAAGGCCGTGAGCTTCGAGCCGTCGGAGAGCAGGAAGTTCTCGAACTTCGCGTTCACGAGCAGGACGCGGCCCGCCTGCGGAACCTTCGCGTCAGTGAGCTTGCCGCGCAGCGCCAGCACGACGTTGTAGGCGGACGCCCAGTCGGTGGGGTTGGCGATGCCCGTCGTTGCCGTACCCTGCGTGGAGAGCAGGCCGGTGAGGAAGGCTTCCGCGTCCTCGACGAGGCCGATGCCGGCGGACTCTGTGTACTTATCGAAAGACTTGTTCGACTGTGCGCGGTCAATGTCGTCGACGAGGAAGTCGAAGGACTTCTCCTGGTCGATGACCAGCTCGATACCCGTGTCGGCGACTGTGTCGGGTGCGGTCGTACGCGGCTGCTTACCGCCGCCGGAAGCGGCGGGAATGACGCCGGTCTTATAGTCCTTGACCTTGACATCGACGATGCCGGCGATGTGGATCTTCGAGCCGGAGGTCAGCGCGCCCTCGTACTCGCGGTTCGTCAGGCCAGTCAGGACAGCCTGGTTGCGGAAGCTCTCCAGGATCGATGCCGACCAGATTTCGGGGATAAAGTTCGTGTTAGCCATTGCTGTGGCTCCTTTCACGGGCTCGCCGTCAGGCGAGGCCCATCATGCGGTTGAGTTGGCCCGAACGACGGGCCTCGTTGATCTGCTCGGCACTCATGGTCTTGAGGTCCTCGCGTGTGAGCTGCTTGCTCGACCTGATTTCGTCACCCTTATGTCCCGCGTCGGATGCCGGCGCGCCCTTCGGGGTCTGCGCGCCGCGCCACTCCAGCAGACGGTCCGCAGACGCTTCGAGCTCCTCCAGCGTCGAGCCGGACAGCAGGTCAACGTCGACGCCCTTCGCCGCGGCGACCTGCGCTCGCGTTGCCTGGACTTCGAGAGCCTGGGCGCGGGCCTCAGCCTGCGCAGCCTTATCGAGAGCCTTCTGCAGCTCCGATTTGCTCTCCTCCTCCTGCTCGTCGAACAAGCGCGCCTTCTCAGCGTTCTCCTTCGCCCGAGCCTCGTTCTGGCGCGACAGCTTCTTCCACCTCTTCGCTTCTGCTTCCCAGTCCATCGGCTGCTCCGTTTCGGTAGTAGCCTCCGTGCCCTGAGTGTCGGTCGTCTCGCCGCCCGTAGGCGTGTCATCGGCCTCGACGAATCGCAGATGCGGTCGGTCCGTCAGGTGAATCTTCATGGTCGATCAGTCCTCCCGTTTCGGGTAGCCTCCCCCGCGAGCGCCGTTGCGGCCTCGGCGGGGCTTGATTGTGCGACTGCGGGTTTAGGCGTTACGCCTTATCCGCTGTGCCGCCTTGCTTCGGGGTTTTCGGTTCTGCCCACGTCAAAGTGGCGCCGTACTCCCCGTGCGCCTCGACTCGGATTAGCTTCCGGTAGTCGGGCGTCCTGCCTCCTCGGTCGGCTTCGCCGAGCCGTTCGGCAGCGATCTGGTGAACCTGCTCTAGGCGGTCCTCGTCGATGACCTGCTGTCCTGCTGCTTCGGGCGGAAGCGGCTGCACGTCGCAGTCGCAGCCCGGATGGATCGGCAGCAGATCTTCCTTGTAATAGCGCTGCGTCGAGGCGACGACGCAGAGGCCGCAGTTCTCGCGGCCCGTGAGCACACGCCGGTAATACGAGCCAGCGTCCGGGTAGGCGCGCAGCACTTGGCGAGATGCGCGGACCTTCGCGAGCTGAGCGTCGCCTCCGATCAGCTGAGTCAACCTCAGTCGCCCCTCAGAGACCGCCTGCTCGACCGGCTTCCCGTCTGATAGCGCCTTGTAGACATCGACTGCCGGACGGCGGTACACCGTCCGAGGATCGACACCGCGAGCACCGAGGACATCCGTCTTATCGAGTGGTGGGACGACGAGCTTCCAGCCGAGCTCGTGTGCGCAGCGCGCGAGGTAGGCGCGGGTCAGGTCAGCGATGCGGAGCTGACCGGCGGTGACCCTGGGGACGAGCGCGTCGATCATCTCCTCGACGGCGCCCGCCCTGTAGTTCGGCATCGAGTCCCAGTAGGCCTCGCCGAACTTCGTGATCTGTGAGCGCACGGCGTGGACCTGGGAACTGTAGACACTCGTGAGGTCGTCCAGGTCCGTCATGCTCACTTCTCCTCAAGGTCGGCTGACTGCGTTTCAGGCAGACGCAGGGCGACGGGCACTGCGCCTGTGAACTTGATTCCGTCGAGGCCGACGACCTGAGCTGCTGACTCCGGTGCGACGCCCGCGCGGATCGCTGTGCCGAGTGCGTCGAACTTGGTTTTCAGTTCAGATGGTTCCCCCCGTGACCGGAGGTTGCGCCTCATCGGTCGGCTGGGGGTTGTCCTGCAGGGCGAACGCGAGAGCTAGCTGCTCTTCGGCGCGGCGCTGCTTGTCCTGAGCGATCTGCTCCGGCGAGTATCCGAGGATATTCCGCTGGATTGTCTCCAAGGCTTCGCCCGCGTTGCGGGCCTGAACTGCTGCGGCGTACTTCTCCGTGAGGGAAACGGCGTGCGGAGGCACGAACAGCACCTCGACGGTTTCGGTCTCGTCAAGGTCGATTCCCTCGACCGCGAGCGCGCGAACCATGAGGTAGGCCAGCGCCGGCTTGAATCGTTCGATCCGGTCCTCAGCCTTGGACAGGAGAGCCTTCTGCGGCTGCTCGGCGCCCGAGGCTGACTGGTTAGCCGAGTCCGGAAGCATGATCGACAGCGGGGTCGATGTCTCGACCGCGAGCTCGCGCCAGTCGTCCTTCGTGGCGTTGAGGATCTCGGTGATCTGCGTCTGGGAGGACTCCCAGATTTCGACGCCGGGAGGAAGCTCCCAGAGGGCGGCGGGCGACGGCTCGAAAATCTTCTGGTAGTCGATCTCGTTCCCGGCCTCGTCCTCAGCGGGCAGGCCGGCCGAGCCTTCGGCGCTCTTGAGCGCGCGCTGCCGGAAAGCCTGCATCGAGATAATGACCAAGCGCTGTAACGTCTGCCAGTTGATGCGGTCGATCAGGTCGAGGACGTTCTCGAACTCGCCCTCGCCGAAGCGGTTCTCGAGAACCACGACGGGCGGTGCGCCCTCGAACGCTTGCTCGCCGGCCTCGTCCTGCCGCCAGCCAGAGGAGACAGTCGAGATCAGGGCCTTCGAGTCACTGTAGGCAGAACGGGAGAACGCCGTGCGCTTCCCGGGGGTCCACATCACCAGATGATCGATGCCCGCCGCGGAGTCTCGCCAGACCTTCACCGCCGCGAGCGCACGCCAGGGCCGGACCGGATCCGGCTCCACGTACATATGCTCGGGTCGCTCGTAGGTCACGCAGGCGTGCCCGTCCTCATCTTGTGTGACGAGTAGGTAGCCGCGACCGAGGGTCGCTGCGTCCCAGATCGCGTCGGAGAACGCGACCTTGAGTCGGTTGTCTCGCCAGATCCTGGCTGCTGCCAGCGCTGCCGGCGTCTTGTCGCTCGCGCCGACGGTCACGCCGTTCGGGATGAGTCGGTCGACGAGCGCGGCGACGACGAGCTTTCCGGGGCTCGTGCGCGCGCGACGCTGGAACTTGATCCAGGCTTTCGCCAGGTTCGGCCCCATCTCCGGTAGGGGACTGGTGCCGTTGGTGTAGGAGCGCAGCAGGTCTGTCCTGGTGCGGGCCTTGTCCATCTTGGCGGTGAGGTAGGAGAGCCACTCCTCGGGGGTCTTGTTCATGAGGTGGGGCCTCCTTCCCCAGTGCGTTTGTTAGTAGAGTCGTCGCGGAGCGCGGCGTGCCGTCGGCCTGGCAGCACCCTTACCGACCGCGTCGAGGCCGGCCTTATAGGCGAACATCGCGCCCCAGGTTGCGTCGATCTTGGAGTAGTCCTGATCGTCGGCTGGCTTGACGAGCACGTATCCGGCCTGTCGCGGGGACTTCCTCGCGTTGAGGAAATGCGCGGTCATCGTCGGGTCGCCGTCGTAGGTGATGAGGCCTTGGTGTATCGCTGAGAGCAGCTGAGCGAAGTTCTCGCACGTCTGAGAGACGTTGCGCTGCGGGTAGCGGATAGGCTCCGCAGCGCTGATCTTCGCGCGCAGGCGGCGCGAGTATTTCGCCTCCCAGGTCTTGACGTCCTGTGCCCAGCCTGCCGACGGGTCGGCGTAGAAGCCAACCACGTTGTAGCGCTCGAAAGCGTCTCGCACGGTCTGCTCTATCTCCAGGCGCGGCGGTTGCCAGCCCTCGCCT